CCGCCGCCGGTGCCGTTCGACGCCGCCGTAATCCGGCCCTTGGCGTCGACGGTGATGTTGGCGTTGGTATAGCTGCCGGGCGTGACCGTGGTGTTAGCCAGCGTGGCGGTGATCGCCGTGCTGCCGGATCCGGTCACGTCCCCAGACAGGGTGATGGTCTGGTTGCCGGTGAGGCGGGCATTGATCTGACCCTGCACCTTGCCGAACGCGGCGAGGATGGTATCAGTTGCAGCGAGCGCGGTGTTGGTCCCGGCAGCGTAGCCGGTCAGGGCCTTGCCCGTGACGGTGGCCGCGCTGATCGAGGTGGTGATCGCGGTCGCGCCCGAGCCGGTCACGTCCCCAGACAGGGTGATGGTCTGGTTGGCGGTCAGGTAGGTGTTGGTGTCGAGCGTCCACGTATTGGCCGCCGTTTTGCGTGCCAGCCCGCTGGTCCCGGCCAGTGCGGCGATAGCGGTCAGGTCGCCGTCGAGCGGCTGGTAGGTCGAGGCTGCCGTGGACGAGAGCAAGTAGGCCGAGAGGCTGGTGCCGCTGTCCTTGATCAGCTTGCCCGTAACGCCGTCGAACAGGACCACGTTGTTGTTAACCGCCGAGGCCGGGCCGATGACGTCACCCGGCGGAATGGTCAGGGTCTGCCACGTCGGAACGCCGACCCCGCTGGAGGTAAGCACCTGCCCGGCGGTGCCTGCGGCAGTCAGGGCGACGGCGGATCCAGTCGAGTACGCGACGGCACCGGCAACGGGAGACAGTGCGCTACCGGTGCCGCCACGACCCAAGGGGAGCGCGCCTTGGGTTTGGGTTGCATCGGAGAGGTCCACTGCGGGGTGGACGTGGTCTCCGCGTGCAGCAGCAGTCGAGAAGCCAGCCGAGGCCGTGCCGAGAGCTTGGGGAGAGAAGGTGTAGTAGTCCAGTGCGAGGGTGATGTCGCTGACCAGTTCGCCGCCGCCGGTCAGGCCTGAGCCTGCGTTGACCCGGCGCGTGACCGGGACCGCGTCGCTCGACACCAGCTGCGAGAACTGAACCTTGTAGGTCCGTCCTTCGAGGATGTAAGGAAAGTAGCCAAGCGTGCTGGTCCCGGTGTACTCGGGCAGCCCGGTGATCTTGGTCGGGATCAGGTTGGTCGGAACGCTCACAATTCGCCGTCCTCGAAGAAGATCAGGAAGTCGGAGCCTTCCTCGGTGATTAGGAACACGTCGCCGCCTTCGCCGATGACGCCGCTGGGGTTGGTCGGGATCGGGGTGTCGACCCGGGTGAAAGGCAAGGTGATGTCTTCGGTCTGCCGCGCGGGCAGCCGGTACGGGTCGAACTGGTCGCGGTCCTTGTCGCACACGCGCAGCCCCGGGAAGTTGGGATCCGGGTGCAGCTTGTCTATTGGAAATTTACGGCTGCAGCGGGCGCAGACGGCGATGCCGAGGGTCGGCTGACCGCGCGTGTTGAGGTACAGGCCCATCAGCTCAACTCCTCGTCCGGGCGCGGGTAGCGCAGCGCGATCTGCTCGCCGGACCGCGCGGGCAGGCGATAGGGGTCGAAGTCGTCGAGGTCGTCGCGGCAAACCTTCAGCGCCGGGTTGTTGCGGTCACTCCACAGTTCGCCCAAGGGAAACTTGCGCTTGCAGCGGTCGCACAATCCGATGGCTAGGTACTGCTTGCCCCGGGTGTCTAGGTAGCCCTCGACTGGCATGGCCTCACCGCGTGTACATCGAAATGTCGGGGAGGATGTTTACCGGGCTGTTGTCGCGCTCTTCCTGCTGCGCGAAGTACAAGGCTTCCTTGGCCTTGGCGTCGAGCAGGGAGATCATGCTGGGGTCGACTTCGACGTATTCCAGCGCGAGCTTGGCCGCGAGCAGGGCGACGATGGCGTCGTACCAGCGCTGCGGCACCTCGATCTCCTGCGTCAGGGTGCCCACGTCCATGATGTAGCGCTGCCGCCACAGGACGATCTGGGACGTCTCAGCCGCCGCGTTCGGCACCGGCCAAAGGTGCATCACCGGCTGCTGGACCTGACGGTCGAACCAGTACTGCAGCGGGCGGTTGGACTGGAAGCTCTTGTTCGGCAGGTTGGTGTAGTCGTCGCGGTTGATCCGCGACAGCGGAATCTCGGTCGGGGTGTTGCCCAGATAGATCCGCTCGAAGTTGAGGGTGCCGTTGGTTGCCAGCACGCGGAAATACCGGGCCGCGACGCTGCTGTCGAGATCGAACCAAGTCCACTCCCCTGCTGCTGCGTTGGAACTTTCGGTCTGGATCGTCGTCCACGTCACCGCGTCATCGCTGCGCTGCAGCGAGACCGGGACGGACGCCGCTGACCACTTGATGCCGACCGTGGTCACGAAAGTATCCGTGGTAAAGTCGACTTCGCGGTACGTCGGCTCGTCGATGTTGATGCCGGACACCGTCTGCAGAGTGCGCAGATTGCTGTTCAGCACGTCGACCGTGCCGGTGTCCAGCACAAGATCGCCGGTGCCATTGTAAAGCGGATAGACCTGCTTGTCGATGCACCAGAGCTGCACGCCCCGGTTGGCCAGATCGGACAGCAGCAGGAACAGCTGGTCCTTGGCGATGTCGACGTGTTCGGAGGTCAGCGACTGAGCGGGCAGCTTGCACCGGCGCGCGGCGTTCTCGATGACGCGGCGCGTGTCAAAAGTCGTCTGTGATACGGTGCCGGAATAGGCCATGGTTGTCCGCTCGCTTGCTCAACGCAGCAGCTCACCATGGCCCGGCGAGCATTTCTGTCGGTGCGACTATACAGGATGCCAGTGCTGGCAGCAAGCCAGCACTGCGCCCTTACTTCTTGCGCCCCTTGGGCATTACGGCGAGGCCGCCGCACTTCAGCCCGGCGCGCGGGGTTGGGATGTCACGCGCCGCGCCGCGACCCAGCGGGCGGCGGGGTGCCGCGTCGGGGCCGGTGGTCGGCATGCGCTCGTACGGGTCGGCCCGGCCCGACTTGGACAGGATCCGCGCCGGGGTGGACAGCTCTTCGGTGCTGATCCGGCGGCCGGTGCTGTCGGTCGGGCGGCTCGATACCGCACCGCCGTTCTTGAACTTGGCCATAACGCTGGCCGACTTGGCCGCGCCCTTGGGGCCGCAGTCGCCACCGCCTTGGGTGTACTGCGTCTTGGTGCTGTTCTTATAGCCCTTCATGGAGCCGTCCTTACTGGGTTGACTGCTGGGTAATCGTCACGCGCAGCACGCCGGTGCCCGCAGCAGTGTTGACACGCACGGCCCGCATCAGCGTCGTGGTCGAGGCTGTCTGGCTGGCGGTAGCGCCGGTCAGCGCAGCTGTCGGGTGCGGCACCGCTTGCTTGGTGATCGTGGTGTTGAAGGGATCTTCGTTGGTGTACTCGACCGAGTAGGTCGCCGTGCCGCTCACCAGCGTGCAGGATACGGTGGTAACCTGATTGGGCACGTAGATGTCAAGCGGCCACCACTCGCCGGTGGACGCGCCGTTGACGGTGATAGTCTTTTCAATCGGGCGCATTCAGGCCTCCGAATTAGGGGGAGGGTCCGGCCGACTTCCGAGGCCGGACCCTGTCCTTATCACTTCTGCGCGTACAGCACCGTGACGCGAAGCTGGCCAACCGTAGGCTGGCCGACCGACGTCACTGTGGCGACGAGCGTGGTGTTGTTACCGACGTTGGCAATCGCCCCGACCTGCGCACCGCTGTACGCATTGGGACGGCGGCCTGCAGTCTTGGCGCTGATACCGCTCAGGTACTCGGTACCCCCGGCGGTGGTGCCCGCCGAGACAGTGGCCGAGGTAGCGCTGTCGTACGCGGTGATCACGTCGACAAAGATGTCGACGATCTGCGCGTTCGCAGGCAGCCTGAAGGTGGCGCTCTGAACCAGCGTCGCGTCACGGTTGATCAGCGCAGTCTGGCTCGAAACGACGTAGCCGGTGTCGGTTCCGGTATTGTCGAGGCCCGTGCCCATCTGGACGGGGCCGGTGACGTAGGTGCCCATGGCGTTCTCCTATCGAGGAAAGGCCGGGGGCCGAAGCCCCCGGACCCTGTTAGATGCCAGCGGTGCCGTACACGCCGCGCGGGTCGGTCCAGCCGAACGCGTAACGCTCGGTGGCCTTGTAGCGCATGCTGTCGGTTTCGAAGTCACCTTCCATCGACTTTTCCAGCCCGCGACGCATCGCCAGCTTGAGGCCTTCCGGCGCGTCGGTCTGGATCCACCAAGCGGTGGTCGAGGTGATACGCGACAGGTTGGCCTGACCGCCGTCCAGCAGCCCCATCGACTTGACGGGGTTGATGTCGTTGTTGGCGGTGCCAGCACGCAGAGCCGACTTGAGCAGCACTTCAGCCTGAAACACGTTCGACGGACCGGTGACGATCTTCTTCGGCGTCAGGCGGATGCGCTTGCCGTTGTTGTCGACGGCGTTGCGGATCTGGATCAGCATCTGCTCCAGCGACGTCTGCGACAGGTTGGCCGCAGTCGAAAGCTGGTTGGAGAAGGTGCCGGTGGCAATCGGGTGCGCCGTGTTGACCAGCGAAACGCCGTCGCCGCCAGCATAGCTGGAATTGAACGCGCGGTTCAGGATGTTCGCGCCAAGGGTTTCCTTGGTCTCGACCAGCGACTGGGCGAGGTGGCGAGCATAGGTCTGGCCGATACGGATGTGGTCGCCGTCTTCGACCAGAACCTTCGTCAGAGCGAAGGCCAGACCGTAGACGCGGTACACGTAGCGCTGAATGAACAGCACGCCGCCCGACTGGTAGGTGACCGGCATACCGTCCGGCAGTTCCGGAGCGGCACCGAAGCCGAACAGGACAGGCTCTTCGTGGTAGTTCCGGGCGATGCCCTTGAACTCCTTGAAGACCTGCGCAAATTCGTCTGCGCGCTGGTCATAGACGCCGTTGAACTCTTCGTTCAGGATCGGCTCGACGATGGAGCGGAAATCAGTACTCCGCATTGGGGTAGCCATGTGTCAGCCCTCCTTAGTAAGCGGCGCGGTCAGCGACGTTCTGGTGTTCAGCAATCTGAACCTGAACGACAGTGTAGGCGTCACCAAAGGCATTGTCCGGTCCCGGAGCAAGGTCGATGATGCGCAGCGAAGCGTTGCCGGTGTCGGTCAGCGTAGCCGTATCCAGCATCAGGGCCGACAGACCGGTCACGGTCGAGCCAGCGGTGATGGTGGTGAAGTCGGCCTGCTTACCGATGTCGGTCACCGCGATGGAGCCATTCGCCTGAATTTCGTAGACGATGGTCGGATCGAGGGTCACGTAGGCAACGATGTCCGTGGCAGCGGTGGACGCGGTCCACTTGTTGCTGACGCGGCGACGACCGTCGCTGTCGGTGAATTCAACGCCTTGGAACGTGCCGACGAAGCGGTCACCGATGGCGGCAGCCTGAATGTTGCCGTCGGTGCCGATCTTGACCGGCTGGTTCTGCAGAATGTTCGACGCGTAGCCCGTGGCAATCGCGTAAGCGGTGGGGCGAACCACGCCGCTGGGCGAATATGCGGGGCGAAGGCCGAACGGCTGAGAGGTAGTGCTCATGTCCAGTCACCTCGTAGAGGGGGTTGCGGGATCCGCGCTTAGGAGAAAATCCCCCGGCGCGGGTGGTACTCACCACGCAATTCCTGCATGCCTTCATCTTCGATCAGGCTGGCACCGGCTCGGGCGGCTTGGTCGCGCATAAGATCGGCGACTTCGGCCAGTTTGTCCTCTTCGCGCAGCGGTGCGTCGTGGTGAGCTTCCTGCATGAACTTCTCGTAAAGGCTCATGGGCAGCTTAAACGCGAGCATTTCGTTGACGCCAATGAAGCCGGTCCATTCGCCCGTCTTCACCGAGGCATACTCCATCCCGGGAACTTCCTCCGGCTTCACAGGCTCGTAGCCGAGCTGCATGCGCCGATGGATAGGATCGCGCGGGTTGGTCGTAGTGAGCCAGCACACATGAAAGCCCGGGATGTCCGGCAAATCAGGGAGTGCGTCGTTAAACAACTGGTTACGGAACATCTCCAGTCGGTCGTCTTCGGTAAGATCCCGGCGTTCAGTAACCGAACGGTCACTTGCGCCACGGGTCTCCCGGCGACCAACAACGTCGAAGTCCGACGATTTCTTAAGGCGGCTGTCTTCAGATCCTTGCGTCATGGTGTCTCACTCCTTCTTCAGCGAGCCGAACCGTTGTCGTAGGCCTGATACGCCTTAAGATAGCGTTGGCGCTGTACGGGATCATCCCATACACCAGCCTCAATCATAGCCTGCTTTCGTTCCGGTGTCACGTAGATTTCGCGCTTCGTCGTTACGGGCGCGTGTTCACGGGTATTGCCAGTGGGCGGTGCCTTGCGGCGCGGCTTGCTGGACTGCGGTTTGGCGTCGGTGTCTCCGCCGTCTTCACCGAGCGCGTCAGCGACGCGAGCGGTCAATTCTTCCCAGTATTCGCGGCTGGCCGGGTTGTACCCTTCGCGGGCCAACTCGGTGTCAATTGCCTTGGTCAACGCGCTGTCGCGGTCACGGCCCTGCGGGTCGTACCACGGGTTGGCGGTCATCCACTCCTTGGCGTAGTTGATCACCTGCGGGTTAACCTGCGGAGCCTGCGGCGCGGTGGCCTGCTTGCGCACCAGCTCCAGCTTCTGGGCCTCGGCAATCGCCTGATCGCGGATCCGCATGGCGGCGACGACGTCCGCGCCGTTCCCGGCCTCGGTCGCCTGCGCGATGACATGCTCGGCCTGAGCGATCTCATGCCGGACCTGCTGGATCTTCTGCTCCAAGTTCTGGACCGCGCTCTGCGTGGTGCGGCCTTCGATGGCCGCCAGCCGCTGCAGCATTTCGGCGTTCTGCCGCTGCAGGAACTCGATCTTGCGCTCGGCGGCTTCCTTGGCCTTGCGCTGCATTTCGCGGCGCTTCTGGCGACGCTTGCGGTTGGACGAGGTGACGTCTTCGTCGTGGTCGTCGTCGGACTGGGCCAGACGTTCGTCCTCGCCGTCGTCATCGCTGTCGTCGTCTTCCGCGTCGTCGGCGACCTTCTTGTCGTCTTCCGGCTCCGGGGTGGTGTCCTCCGGCGGCGTCTCGACCGGGATCAGGTCTTCGTCTTCGGTGTTCTGGGTAGTGTCAGTCATGGTTGCCCCCTATGCTCCCCCTCAGATGAACGCCTTGATGGCCAGCGGGTCGCCGGTCACCTTGCCGATCAGGTCGAGGTCGTTGAAAATGACGAGCAGCACTTCATGCTCGCCGTCGTTGGACTTGATCGTCCAGCGGTCGCCGCCGTACTTGGGCACGCGGACGAAATCGCCCGGCTTGCACCAGCTCCCCTCGGGCCATGGTTCCATGGTGGTACGGTTCTTGAATGCCAGCTCGCCCACGCACAGCACCTTGGCCACCTGCGTGTTCCACGCGTCGGTTTCGCGGGTCTCGGTGGTCAGGATGATGCCGCCCTTGGTCTGGGTCTTGGGCGTGCGGATCTGGACGATCACCCGGCTGCCGAACGGCACGATGCCCGGGTCACAAGGCGGGAAGGCCTCGTCCGCGTTGTCGTAAGCAAACTCTACTTTGTTGGCTAGTTCCTGCATGGTTGCGCCCCCTTGATTGCAGGTTACAGAATGAGATCACGTTTCTCCCGCTCGGCTACGAGGTCGAGCAGCACCCGCTTGGCCTGCTCCAGCCCAGCGTACATGCCCACGGCCCTGCCGTAGTCGAAGGCCTCGCGGCCGGAAGGATGCCCCAGCGCTTCGGCAGCAAGCCGTGCTTGCTCTGTCTCCAAGCGCTGGAGCAGGTGTTCGATCTTCACGCGGGTGTCTTCTTCCCGCCGCTGACTTGGGTCTTGGGTTCGTGGCCCATCGCCATCAGCTTGTGCATGTTGGTGTTCTCGGCGGTGTTGGCCGCAGGCTTGCCGCCCGGGGCCGCACTCTTGGCGTTGTTTCCTGCCATGGTTCCAGTCCTTCGTTAGGGTTGGGGGTTGATCCCCGTCCCGGTGGATACGGCGACACGCTCGCCGGAAGCGATCTCGGCCTGAGCCAGAGCCATTGCGGTCTGGTTGTCCTGCGAGTTCATGGCCAAGCGCGCTTGGATCTCGGCCTGCGTGCGCTTGTCCTCGGCCTGCTGGCGCATCTGCTCGACGGCCATGTCCTTCTGCATCTCGGCCTGCGCCTGCTGCGCGTCGAGCTGGACCTGCTGCTGCTCGGCCTGCAGCTTCTGCTGGGCGATCTGCAGCTTCTGCGCCTCGGCTTGCTGCTGGGCCTGCATCTTCTGGCCTTCGAGCTGGAGCTTCTGGCCTTCAAGCGCCAGACGCGGATCCTGCATCGGCTGCTGCGGGGCGAGCTGCTGGAGGAGCTGCTGGGCTTGGCTGATGATCTGCGGGATTTGGGCGAAGAGTTGCTGCCCCTCGGCCAGCGCGCCCTTGCTGGCCACGGCCAGCATGCGGTCAAGCTCGCGCTTGGCCTCGTCGTCGCGCTTGTCCATTTCGCGCAGCATGTCTCCCAAGTCCTCGCCGCCCAGCGCTTCGGTCGAGGCCTCGAAGATCTTGGCCGCGTACCACAGCGCGACGTGTTCCTTGATGTGGTTCAGCACCGCCGGGATGAAGGTCGGGGCGAACAGCGGGTTGGACCCGAACATCGGGCTGAGCAGGTAGCCGATGTGGACTTCCAAGTGGGCCAGATGGTCCTGCTCGGGGAAGGCCGTGATCGGGCGGCCGAGCGTGGCCGCGACGTTCTCGTTGACCGCGTTCTGCTCGGTCGGCTCCATCGCCGGGTTGAGCAGCTCCTTGGCCTCGGGGATCTTCAGCGTTTCGAGGATGCGCTCCTCGACCTTGCGCATGTTGTACAGCTGCGGCAGGGCCGCCGCGCGCTGGGCCACGGCTTGGATCTGGGCGTAGCGCTGGGTCTCGCTGAAAATGTTCGGGTCGCTGACCGGGACCACGTCCAGCACGCCGTCGAAGTCGTCGCGGGTGGCCAGTTCCTCGCCCGCCTGCGCTTCGAGCGCTTCGTGGTCGAGGTACATGCCGTTGAGCCGGTCGAGGATGCGCAGCATGCGCGCCATCGCGTCGTGCAGGCGTTCGTGGATCGCCGAGTAGACGACCGAGCCTTGCTCCAGCTTGGCCAGCGTGGTGCCGACCGGCGCGTTCGGGTTGCCGTCGGCGATGTCTTCGAGCGAAGTGCGGACCACACCTTTGCCCGCGTCGACCAGAAAGCCGAGCAGCTGGAACAGGACCGGAGACGGCTGGTTGTACGGCAGCGGCATGGCCAGCTTGCGCACGTCGTCGACGTTCAGGCCGCCCTCGATCTCCTCGACCTGCCCGGGCTGGATGGTCAGGCTCTGCCCGCCGGACGTGCCGCCCTTGAGCTTGAGCATGGTCTGGCTGTTGGCGATGTGAGCGCTGTCGAGCAGCGCCCGCAGCGCGCCGGTGGCCGCGCCGGACAGACCGCCGATCATGTGCGGCAGGCCAATCGGGTAGGCCCCGCGCCATGGGATGAACGGGTACTCGACGAACCACTGCAGCTCTTCGCCGGTGTCGTCGTCCTCAGCCCAGTTGCGGTAGATCGACAGCACCTTGCCCGACGGCTTGTCGATGCTGATGATGTACGGCATCGGCTCTTCGTGGACCGCGTCGATCTGCATCGTCGCGTAGATCTCGTAGACGATCCGCAGGCCATCTTCGTTGTAGCTGGTCTGGTCGCGGCCTTCGATCCGGTCGTTGGCCTGCGCGCTGCTCGACTGCTCCGGCTCCATGCCGGGCGGCGACAGGTCGACGTCGCGGTACATCCCGCTCTTGACCCGGTTCTGGTAGTCCAGCTCGGTCAGGTACTGGACGTGCGTCCGGCGCTGCGCGGTGTAGAAGTTGGTCGCCGCGAAGGGCAGGTACATTTCGTCGATGGCGACGAACAGGAAGGTCGGACGGTTGCGGCGGTCGTCCCAGCCCAGCTTGAGGTACTGCGCGCCGCCCAGCGGCACCTGCGTCATCAGCTGTTCCAGCTCGGCGCGGACTTCCGGGCACTGCACGGTCATCTGCCAGTTGAGCAGGTTGGCCTTGCGCTTGGCCTTCTCGATCTTCTTCGGGGTCGGGTCGCCGACGATGTTGTCGCGCGCCGGGCCGCCAGCGGGGAAGATCTCCTTCATCGCCCGCGCGGCGAAGTCGACGCAGGCCTCGGTCAGCATCGGGTGCACGACCTTG